CGCAGGATATCATCAAAGTCTGCGAGAACCTCGAGGGCGATGCTACTTTCCGCCCTGCTGAGGTCAAAGCATTGGCCGAACAGATCATCCGATCTATCTAACCCATCGGGCCCTTCGGGGCCCTTTCCTTCGGAGACATTATGAAGTTACTACTTATCAACGCGACTATCCTCGCGTTCAACGTGGTCGCCATCGGCGCTCTATTTATCCTGATGACCTTTCAAACAATAGGGAGTTAACATGAAATGGACTAGATTACCTTCACCAAATCGATTCGTATCTGATCTACTGACTCGCGAGATGGTAGAGATAAAAGATCGCTTCACTGTTGCCTATTTGGAATCGGCAGTGATGAGTCGAGCCAATCAGCCCTACATCCACAAACCTGTTTACAGGTTACCTATCCAACACCTACCTTTCACCATCGTGTGCAAACCCTAACCCCAACCCGCTTCGGCGGGTTTTTTTGTGCCTGCCGTTTGAGACCAGTTAATTGTGTCGCGCCGAGCCCCACCGCGTTGCGCCCTGCGATGCCAGTTAATGATGTCGCGCCGAGCCTCACGTGTTATCACGTGTGCGCTACGTGTCCCGGTCCCGGATTAAGAGTTAGGGAATTCCCTAACTTGTCATGATGCCAGTTAAAGGAGTCGCGCCGAGCCTCAGCATAATGTTCGGAAATGATTTTGTATTGTTCGGCTAATGTTCGTAATGTTCGGCTAATGTTCGCTTTTTTTAGAGCATGTGCGAACATTTGGTTTTGATGGCAAACCATGTCAGCGAGAGCGCAAAGTTGCCGATTCTTGCCTATCGAGAAATACCATATCTTATCTAATCTTAATAATTATTATAATGTTCGTTTTCTATAAAATTACACGCTTCTGTAAAAGTACAATCGTTTCATTTGTTCGTTTTCCGAGCGATCGGGAGACCCCTCTCAGGGTAGCTCTTATCTCCGTAAAAACGCGAACATTAGAACATTACTTATAAATCAAAAACTTACCTCATTTCAAAAACGAACATTACAAGAACAATACACTTCTCGACAGAACAATACACTTCTCGACACGTTTACGCATTACTTGACATAACTTGCTACTTGTGAGATAATATGTAAGCTGGGAACTCGGGCATGAGATCCTCTTCGTGTAACACGTTTACACGCCTTATGTCACGGGTTCCCAGCACCTACTACTAAAACATTTATGGAGAACGACAATGCAACACTACGACACACAATCTAACGTGTTAGGGAATTCCCTAACTTCTGCTAACGCAACAGCACCAGCTATCAGTACGCCGTCAATCGCTACGTCTGCCATGCTGGTTGAGCTATCCATCAGCACGTGGACTGCACGCAAGAAAGACAAGCGAGCGTCAGAAGACGTTACCCGTTCCAACGGTGCCGATTCCGGTGCGGCCAGCGTGAACAAGAACCTGCTCAGTGGGTGCGCTGAGTTGGAAGCCGTCCGCAAGTTCGGAGCCAATGCGCGTAACATCCACTACTCGATGACTATGCCGTGGTCAGATGTGGGCTTGCGCCTATTACCTACCGCTATGTATGCCAAGTACCACCAAGCCATGACCGAGCTTCAAAACGAGTTCGAGCGACTGGGTGAGGTGTTCATCAACGCGTACGGCTGGGAGTACAGCCAAGCACAGGCACGACTGGGCGCATTGTGGAAAGCTGACGACTACCCACCGGTCGAGTCTATCGCGGCTAAGTTCGGGTTCCGGCTCAACTACATACCGCTACCTGACGCGGGTGATTTCCGCATCGATGTGGGCACTGAGGCAATGACTCAGATGAAAACACATTACGAGGAGTTCTATTCGACACAGGTCAAGCGTGCGATGGATGACGTATGGCGTCGTGTGTATGACTCACTCACTAAGATGTCAGAGCGTCTCGACTACGGTGACCACGAGGACAAGAAGATATTTCGTGACACGCTCGTGGACAACGTGCTCGACATGGTGGACTTGCTCGACGTGTGCAACGTGACCGGTGACTCTCAGATGTCAGCCATGCGGCTCAATCTGGAGGATGCACTGCGCGGTGTGACACCGGACGCACTACGTGAGGATGCGTTCCTACGTGCCGAGACCAAGCGAGCCGTGGACAGCGCCATCAAGTCTTTACCATCACTCGATATCTAAGGGGCCGATTATGTTGCACACCAACCATTGCCAACATCCGATGGATGATTTTATCGAGTCACACGCAGGGTCTGACATCTTTGTGTATGACTCGTGCGGCCAACAGTGTTACTGCATTCGCCACAGTAGCGAGGACAGTGACTACACAAGTTCTATCCGCTCGCTCGATGAAGCGCGTGAGTGGGCAGAGAGAAAAGCAGTCGGACGGTTCATCACAAGTGAGCCACCAGCGATTGCGCGGTAACAACCAACAACACACTACTAACAAGTTAGGGAATTCCCTAACAATGGAGAACGACAATGAATGCACAAAATATGTATGCACTAAACCTTGACCAAGTTGCCAACGCGATACTGCACACCGGCGACCAACGCACCACGCTTGTACAGGGGCACATGGGTACTGGTAAGTCAACACTGCTTAAGATGTTAGCAGAGAAGCTACCTACCCACGTCCCGTGTTACTTCGACTGTACCACCAAGGATCTAGGTGACATCGCGATCCCCAACTTCAAGACATTGGACGATGCCGATTTCGTTCGGTTTGTACCTAACGAGGAGCTGGGCATTCACCACAACAAGCCTGTCATCTTAATGTTCGACGAGTTCGGCAAGGCCAACCCCGCAGTCAAGCAAGGCGTACGTCGTACGATGTTAGAGCGTATGGTCGGTGCGACTAAGTTGCCGGAAGGATCAATTGTGTTTGCCACAACTAACCTAGGGGCAGAGGGTGTCGGTGATGTACTGATGGCACACCAGCGCAATGCGATCACGGTGGTCACACTACGTAAGCCCAACAACGTCGAGTGGATCGAGTGGGGTATCAACAACAACATCGACCCGACCATACTGGGCTGGGCGAAAGACAACCCGCAGTTGTTCGATGGGTTCGAGGACGTCAAGGATCCAGAGGACAACCCGTACATCTTTCACCCCAAGGCGCAACGTGCGGCATTTGTCACCCCACGTTCATTGGAGGCGGCGAGCGACTACCTGCACAAGCGTCACTTGCTCGACGATCAGACCCTAACAGCTTTCCTTATGGGTACGATCGGCGACCGTGGTGCGATGGATCTTATGGCGTTCGTCAAGCTGGCCGATCAGCTACCGTCGCTCCAGTCGATCAAGGATGACCCGCTGACTGCCAAGGTTCCTGACAGTGCGGCGGCTGTGTGTATGGTTGTTTACAGGTCATTGGCTACGATGTCCGCTGACTGGGTTGACCAGTGGATGACATACCTGCCGCGTCTCGACGTCAGTGCACAGGGTATGTTCGGTGGACAGGTCACGCGTGACACGTACGCACACCGCAAGATCATCATGACTAACAAGAAGTTCACCGACTGGGCGATGGCTAACAACCACATGTTCGCGGCGGACAAGAAGTAGTTAGGGAATTCCCTAACTCGTTAACAGGAGAACGACATGCTATCTATTGGCAAACAACTGACAGCCGAGCAACGTCTAAGCAAAGCTGTGTATGACATCATCAACAACCCCAAGTACGTGGCGTTGGCTGGCGTGGTCATGGTCGGTGATCGCAGTGTATCTGACACCGTACCCACGGCTTACACCAATGGACGTGATGAGGTGTACGGACGCGCGTTCATCGAGTCACTCAATGACGCCGAGCTTCGCTTCCTTGTACTGCACGAGGTGTACCACAAGTTGTACAAACACCTCACCACATGGGAGTGGATGTACAAGCAAGCCGCCGAGCTTGCCAACGTCGCTTGCGATCACGTCATCAATATCAAGATCAGCGATGACAACACTGACGGGTGGGCTGTTATGCCAGCCCAAGGGTGTCGCGACTACAAGTACCGTGGTTGGGACGAGGCCCGCGTGTTCAAGGATCTATGTGATAACGACTCAGGCGGTGATGGCGATGGCGGCGGTGACAGTACCACAGGTAACAATAATGCCGCTGTAGGTCGCGGGTTCGACGAGCACGACTGGGAGGGTGCACAAGAGTTGACCGACGACGAGAAGCGTGAGCTTGCACGTGATATCGACGAGGCCATACGTCAGGGTGCGCTGGTTGCTGGCAAGATTGGCGACGGCTCCGAGCGTGATCGGTTCGGTGACTTGCTCGAGGCTCAGGTCGATTGGCGTGAGGTGCTACGTGAGTTTATCCAGACCACGTGTGCGGGCAGTGACTATGGTACATGGTCACGTCCTAACAGGCGTTACCTATCGTCTGGGTACTACATGCCCAGCGGTATCAGTGACCAGATCGGTGAGCTTGTCGTGGCTATTGATACGTCAGGGTCTATCGGTCAACGTGAGTTGACACTGTTCATGAGTGAGATACATCAGATCTGTCAATCGCTCTCGCCCGAACGCATACGTGTTCTGTATTGGGATACGCGCGTACGTGGTAACGAGACATACGAGATGCACGAGCTTGACGAGTTACCCAAGGCGACCAAGCCGGTCGGTGGTGGTGGCACCAACGTCGAGTGTGTCCCTAACTTCATACGCGATGAGGGCATCAAGCCCCAAGCGTGTGTCGTGCTGACTGATGGGTACGTGTGGGGATCATGGGGTCAATGGGACTGTCCTGTGCTATGGTGCATACTGGACAACAAAACTGCAAAGCCCGACACGGGTAAGCAAGTTCACATACAATCTGGAGACATGTGATATGGAATACGCATTCGCTGTAGCGATCATGGATAAGGTGGTCAAGGATCACTGTAATCATCTAATGGTAAAGGGTCAGAACAAACATGACCCGCTTACTCCGGCCAGTGCCGCGCGAGAAGTTGAGGCGGTCAAGAACGCGTACGACAAAGTACGCAACGGATAACAAGTTAGGGAATTCCCTAACTCTTATAAAACGAGGAGAAAACAAATGAGCTTTACATGGGTATCAATAGACAAGTGCAGAGACCAAGCGGCTAGTGCATTCGAGTTCGGAGCCCACGGTGACGATGAAGACAAGGCATTGTTCGCAGACTGGCAACGACAGGTAGGTGCGGCGCTATGTTCGCGTGACTCTGGTATTACGTTTATACAACGTACCAGAACATCATCATGGGTAGTGCGTGACGATTGTCCGTGGGCTATCGGGTTCATCGCCTACACCGACAATCGTGAAAACAAGGTGGGTGGGTGGAAGCCGACCTATTGTGTACACGCATGGTCGATCATCAATGACAAGTACAGTCATGGTAGTACCAATCGCCACACCAAAACGTCTACCAATTTCGACACCGCATTGAAACTTGCTAAGACGTATCTGCGTCGGCCTTCGCCAGCTACGTTGGCTAGCGTGAGACAAGGTACGTTGCAGAAAGGTATGCGTGACGAGTTCGAGAAGGTACGCAAGGGTGCAAATGAAACAGCAACTAAGGTGGTGGATATCGTGACAAACATATATGGATCAAGCCGTAACCATAACAAGCGACTGTACAAAGAGTTGAAGAACCTACTCGACATGGGGCATAGCTTTCTTGACCCCGAGTTCAAGTCAGACGTCGAGGCAATGGTGCTCGCTGATGAGACACTAGGTTCAGCGACTATCGAGGACGTGCCGTTCTACTGTGTGATGACGTACGAGTCTCGTAATCAGACTGTGTTCGATGTGGTCAAGGGTAAGCAAATCAATCCATACAGCGCCGATCTCGAACAGGCGTACTTACGTTACACCGAGGACAAACTGCCCGAGGACATCACACGTAAACTTGCTGTACTGCAAATGCTCGACAGTGAAGACTTCGTTGACGGTGTAGGTGTGAGTGCCGGTAACGGGGTGTACTATGTCGTCGCAGAGTAATGAGTTACCACACGATGATAACATCTACCGCGTTGTGGTATACCCTAATACGAAAAGTGTCCTTGTCTCATGTTTCGGCATGGAAGGCGTTGACATGGCAGTAGAGGGAGCCTACGATTCGGTGGACGAGTTACCTGAGTGGATACAGCGCAAGCTGGCGGTACTCACTATGCTCAAGGTAAAGCCACCTATGCAAGCCGTATCAGATGTGGGGCGGCGCATAGATGATGATACCTTCTGGGTGTACCGATCTTAGTAGTGTGAGAAACGTTAGGGGCTTCGGCCCCTTTTTTTGTGCCTGTAAAAATGAAGTTAGGGAATTCCCTAACTCGTAAAAATGGAGAGCAACATGGCAATGACACCCGAGGCGAAAGTAAAGAAGAAAGTCGTCGCACATCTTAAGACGTTAGGCGCGTATTACTTTTACCCTGTAACCGGGGGATACGGTAAGAGCGGAGTCCCTGACATCATAGGATGTTACGAGGGCAAGTTCTTTGGTATCGAATGTAAAGCAGGAAAAAATAAGCCCACCCCATTGCAAGAAAAGAATCTGAATGATATAAAACTAAACCACGGCATAGCGTTAGTTATAAATGAAACCAACATCGACGATGTGCTGAGTGTCTTAGAGGAGAGGACCGATGGAGTTTAACAAGTTTCCACCAGAGGCGTACGCCGAAAACGGCTGGGTCATTTCGGGCGAGGATCGTTACCGACTGCGCCCCGACGGGCTGACGTTTGAGGGGTTCACACAAGAGGGGTTCTTTGTGTATGGCCTGACTGATGCGGACGACGAATCAATCGGGCTACTGGCGCAAGCGAGCGAACAAGATGCCTACCACCCTGAGCTGGATGCGGATCTCGATCCCACCAGATTGTGATACCAGTTATCAATATCGCGCCGAGCCTTGCCGGTCGCGTATAGCTTTTTTCAAACCAACTAGGAGAACAACATGACAACGAAGAAGCAGTCCAAAGGGGACAAGGTACGTGCGTACCTGAAAACAAATCCTGACGCGAGCCCGAACATGGTCGCAAAAGTGACAGAGGTTTCGTACGGATATGCGTACAAGATCGTCAAGGAGGAGCAAGCCAACCGTGCTACCGCCAAAGTCGTTACTCAACATGTGGAGGAAGCGACAAGCACCGGAAAAAAGCCACAACCCGCCAGCCTAAGACAGGTTGGTGGAACGCATTACAAAACTTTATCCGTCGAGCCT